TTGGGGTTCTTTGATACGCAAACAGTCGCTCGGGGCGCGGCCAGGGTTGTTGTTTCGCAACGTGCGAGTCGGCAGAGCGGTTGGAGTATCGGAGATGTGGAGAGTTACGATATGATACTTAACGAGTACGACACTTTCCGCGTGTTCGATTGGCATCATGTGCTGACGCCGATCGTCATCGATACGCTCGCCATCGACGCGCAGTCCTGTATGTACCACCACGCCCTCTACGTGTTCGGGCCTCCGACCTCGACAGTTGGAGGTATAGCAAGTGAAAAGCGAACAAACAAGTAAACGAGTACGTAGTCGCGATCTGTACTGCGAAGACCTAGCTTGGTACGCCCAGGCCAGTGATGCCGCGTTCGGGTTTAGTTCCGGTCACGGGTCACTTATATCGCAACTCGAACGGGGAACGGTTGGCGGAGGCGGTGTTCCTGAGACCGACCTGTACAACGATCATGTTGTGGGCTGGGGCAACTGTCCTGTCGGAGCGGTCGAGAAGGCGCGACGCATCGAACGGACACTGGTGAGATTGCCAGAGGTGCACCTGCGGACGCTGACGGTGCACTACGGTCCCTTGCCTGCCGCACTCCGTGAACCGGGCGAGAGCGGGACAGCGCCGATGCTGTTCATCGGAGACTCGCTAGCGGCCGTGATCGTGTACCTGATGACGCCGAAGGACCTGCAGCGGTTTCTCTGGTGTTGCGAGCGGGGTAAGACGGGAGACCGCAAAGCCGTCCGAGGCGCCCTGGTCAAGAAGCACCATACAGCGGCCGAGAAGGCGGTGAAGGAAGCTCACCGGATCTACTACCTGGCTAGGAGTCGACGAGATGTCGAAGTGGCTTAGGCTGAGCGAGGTGGCCGACCTGTTGGGGCTTCCGCAACAAGACCTGCGGGAGCGCCGGAGGGTGGTCCGGCGCATGCTCCGGCGCCTCGAACAGCGCGACGGGGTGAAGTACCTACATCGGGACACTAAGGGTGGCTGGCTTTACGTCAGCGTCGCCAAGCTCGAAGAGTTGCTGCCGTGGGAGCCAGGAACACTGTCGGGAATTAGGCGAGACATGACGACAGTCAACGGTCAGATTCGCGAGTTAACGAGAAGGACAAATGGACACGGGGCTAGAATTCGAAAACTTGAAAAGTTTCGCAAGGCTACGGAGGCATTCGTCAGTGCGATACGGGATATCTAGGGGCCAAAAGGGGCCAAGAAGGGACCGCGAGGCGCAGCTATTTCTAAAGGGGCTCACGCAAGAGCGCGGGCGAGTGAAACGACGTGGCAACGAGGAAAGCAACCCCTGCGAAGCGAGGGAAGCCAAAGGCTCAGCAGGGCGCGAAGACGCGTGCAGCCGGAACGACTGTGCAGAGGCGCGCAGGTCGACCCAGCAAGCTCACACGCGAAGTGCTCGAGCAAATTGTCCAGCTCATACAGGACGGGGACTTTCCAGAAGTGGCAGCTGGTGTTGCGGGTATCGACCGGGCCACGTTCTATCGTTGGCGGGAGGCAGGTCGGAATGCGAGAGCAGGCACCCTGCTCTCAGAATTCGCGATAGAAGTCGCGCGCGCGTGCGACGTTGCCGAGTCGAACATGCGCAAGGCCGTCAGCCAGGGAGACGGCGAAGCGACCAGCTTTGGTCAAGCCAAGGCCACGCTCGAAATTCTGAAGCGGCGTTTCCCGAAGCGATGGGCGGACCGCGTCAAGCAAGAGATCGACGACTCGAACCGGTTGGTGATTGATGTCCTCCGGCGGATTTGTCGCGAGGAAAATTGCGAGACAATCTTCATTCGCTTCTGCGAAGAACTCTCTCGCCTCGATAGCGAGGGAGAACCTGAGGGAACTGGGGATCAATCAGCCCAGCTCCACTGACTTCCGAGTATTCACTGACTACCGGGACAAGCCGGTCGAATTCATCCAAGAGAAGCTTGGCACGAAGCTCACTGAGCAACAGATTCAGATCGCGCTAGCTCTCCTCGAGAGCAACAAGGTCGCGGTCAAGGCTGGCCAGAAGACTGGCAAGTCACGCCTGGATGTGTGCCTTCAGGTTTGGTGGGTAGCGACCAGGATCGAAGGCAAAGGGCTGATTACATCAGCGTCGTTCGAGCAGGTTAAAGACCCGCTATGGAGCGAGCTGACGGCGCTGTGGCAGCAGACAAATGGGAAAGTTTTTCCGGAGCCAGCGCTTGACCCTGGCACTGGAGTGCGGTGGCCTGATGGTCGAACGATCCGCGGGCTATCGACGAACAAGAGGGAGCGCGCGGCTGGCAAGTCTGGCGCCGGGCTCTTCATCATTCTTGATGAGGCCTCTGGCATCGACGCCGAGATCGCAGAAGCCTTCGAGGGCAACACGATCGGTGGCGGTAAGCTACTCGCCACATCGAACCCAACCGAAGCGTCAGGGTTCTTCTTTGACTGCTTCAACGCCCGAAGCAAATGGTGGGAAAAGTTCACGCTAAGCGCGCGTGAAACACCAAACTACCTTACCGGTCGAACGGTAATCCCCGGCCTAGCCGGACGGAACGAAGTCGACCAGCTTGTCGAGGCGTACGGCGAAGGTAGCCCGTTCGTTGATGTTCGCGTTGACGGAAACTTTCCGAAGCAAGCACATAACGCAGTTATCCCGCTGGGACTAGTGGAGGCAGCGCGCAGGCGTTGGGGAACGGTAGAGCCGTCCCAACTGCTAGACATCGGCGTCGACGTGGCGCGCTTCGGCGACGACCTGAGTGTGGCGCAACCTATTCGTGGGTACGTCGCGGGCACAGCCAAGGCTGTCAACGGGTACAACACTATCGAAGTTGCTGGGATGGTACTCGAGATGGTTAAGAACCTTCGAGGACCAGGCGACCGGTGCCGCATCAAGATTGACTCTGGAGGCGGCTACGGCGGCGGCGTCGCTGACCTACTGCGCGAGTGGATTCGCGAGGACCCAAGGATCGCCCATGCGGTAACGGTCGTAGAAGTCAACGCAAGCGAAGCGTCGCTAGACAAGCTGTACGATTTGCGGCGTGATGAGCTGTGGTTCGGGATTCGAACCTGGCTTAAGGACGGCGGAACGTTTCAGCGCAACGAGCAACTGGAGCGCGAACTCATCGCCCCCACCTACGACTTCACGGCCCGCAACGGCCGCATGAAGGTCGAGCCGAAGAAAGAAATCAAGAAGCGCCTCGGCAGGTCTCCGGACTACGCCGACGCTTTCGCCTTGGCCATCTGGGGTCAGGCTGCAAATGACAACGCTCTACAAGACGATGCGGAGCTACTAGACGATGACGAGCCCCAGCACGGGTTCGGGTGAAAGGGACTACTGATGCGACTCGGTGCACTATCCTACGGCGACGACGCGGCCCGCGAGGTCAGTCGCAGATTTCTCGGCGAGTACGCAACGCGTGCGGCGCTGAAAAGCGTGCCAGTATCGGGGCGCGTTGATGGCATGTACTCGGCAGTAGCCGCTCCCGCGGCTGGCCTTGACCCTTCGCTGTGGCGCTTTCACGCCGCAAGCGCGGCAGCCGTTGACGGCGCCGCCGAAGAGTTGGTGTTGGTTCCGGATGCTGGTTCGGGTCGCTGGCATCGTGCTGAACGACAGTTCGTGGCGGCTCTGCCTTTCACGTTCGAGACGGCCGATGCAGCCGCGCTGCTCACTGTGCCCGAGGGCTTTGCGCTGCGATATGCAGCCACCCCGTGGTGGCACATCACGACAGCCATGACCGGCGGCAGTTCGTCGGCGATTGGTATCAGCACCGACAAGACCAACTATGACACGAAGGGCGACCTGCTCGGTGGCGCAACTGGCGACGTGCTCGCCACGCTGACCGCTGGCATCAAGCCCGGAACCATCGGCGCCGAGGTCGACAACCTGACAGACCTGCACGCGCTGCTCATGGTCGAAGGCGACATCGCTGCGCGCTTTGATCGTATCACCTCTGCTTTCACCGCAGGCGCCGGCTATGTCCGGATGCCACTCATTGTTGCTGCGGCTCCCGCTACCCCGTAATGGCGTCACCTCGCACAGCAACCGTCTTAGCAGCCGCTCTGGCTGACCCGGACGCGATCATGACGAGCGTGGCCACAGTGGCAGCGCCCGTGGCCTACGACGGGACCGACTTCGACGGCGCTGCTGCGCCAGACGACGATCCGGCAACTGCGAATATCGTCAGCGGGCTACCCTCGTTCATTGTTGTGGACGTGGCGAGCAATGCAGGCTCGTACGTGGCGGCTTCCACCATCACGGCTACCGGCACGTTCAACGGTGAGGATGTCAGCGAAGAGCTGACCATTGTTGGCACGGACGGCAACGAAACTCTGCTCGGTAATCAACTGTTCGATACCGTGACCGGAATCGCTATCGAGGCGCAGGTGAACGCCGGTGGCGCCTTCACGTTCGGTTTCAGCGGCCTTGGTACGCCAAAAAAGAATGGTCGATTTCTCCATTGGCAGGGTTTCGTCGGCGCCGAGACGGGCAACGTGCATGTCGGCTATTTCGACGGTAACGCGGACACGATTCCGACGGTTGCCGGGCGCGATCATCCTGCAACGCCTTCGAGGTTTTACGCCGACAGCACGGCGGGGTTCACTCTCTACTGGCCGCAGGCGGCATAGGCGTAGCGTGTGGCTAGTAGCACAGCAACGCTGCAAGACGATGTCATAGAAGGTCTCGCGCTTCATGAGCAGTTCGAGCGCATCGGTGGCAATCTTCGACCAGAGCAGGTAAGCGCAATATTGATGGAGGCCGACTCGGGGCGGCCAGCCAGGTTCGTCGACCTGATGCACGAGAGCCGTCAAAAGGACGGGCATCTGCATTCGGTGCTACAGGCCAGCGAGACCGCGATCACTGCTCTCGAGTGGGCGTTAGCGGTACGGGGCAACGTGCCCAAGCGCAAGGCTAAGAAGGCAGCTGAGGAGTGCACCGAAGCACTCAAGGAGTGCGATACTCTAAGCCTTGGCGTTGCGCACCTAGCCGGTGAGGGGCCGCTGTTCGGCTATGCCTACGACCAAGTCATCTGGCACAAGGTCGACGGCGGGCACCTGTGGCCGCAAGAGTTCAAGCCGGTCTCGTGCCGGCGGTTCGCGTTCACGCGCGAGGGTGAGCTGAGGTTCATCCAAAGCCCCTACGCCAGCCCGGACACCTCAGGCGTTGACCTGATGGAGGCCTACAGGCCCGGCAAGTTTCTCTGCTACAAGCCACGCGTCAACGGAGACGTGTTGCCCCGCGAGGGACTCGCTCGACTGCTGGTGTGGTTCGCGCTGTTCCGCAATTGGGACCTCCGCGACTGGTTTCAGATGGCCGAGCTGGCTTGGAAGCCCAAGCGCCGCGCTGAATACGACAAGGCCGAGTGGGCGTCCAAAGAAGATAAGCGCGCCCTGAAGACCATTCTCGAGAGGTGGCACTCGACGGGCATCGCTATCCACCCGAACACCGTCAAGCTCTTCATGGAGGCGGCCAAGGGAGTCACTGGCACGGTCGGCAGCTCTCACAACGAGCTAGCCAAGTTCTGCGGCTACGAGATGAGCAAGGCCGTGCTCGGTATCACGGACGCCACAGAGTCGGATGCGACTGGAGCCAGGGCAGCGACGGAGTCGCGCCAGGAGCTTCGCAAGGAACTACGCGACGCTCGAGCAATGGGAATCGCGCGAGTCATCTATCGACAGCTCATCGTCCCGTTCGTCGAAATCAATTACGGCATTACGGTCCCTGCCCCAAGCTTCGATTTCCTCACCGAGGAACGCGCGGAGCTGAAGTCGTTCAGTGAGTCGATGGAGATTCTGGCCAAGAAGGCGGGTTACCCAATCCCGTTCGCGTACATCGAAGATCAAACCGGCATCCCGCAGGCAAAAGAAGGCGAGCCGCAGATTGGACCAGACCCCAAAGAAGAAACCGACGACGGAACCGGAGAGCCCGGCACCGGCGAAGGAAAGCCGGACGACGACGGATCCGAAAACTCGGAGTGAGTTCGAGCGGCGACATCGCAAGCACCGGCCGGGCTACTTTGACCGCCAGCGCGACGCGAAAGATTTGGTGAAGAAGTGAAGCAAAAAGACCCAGCACAGCTCGACCTAGTGCAGCTGCTGGGGTCACTGCATTCGCGCGCCGAGGACGACGGCATGATCCGGCGAGCGTTCGGCATCGAGGTCAAGGCGGGCACGCTCGACGAAGACGCCCGCACAGTCCGAGTGATTGCATCGACGGACGCCATCGACTCCTACGACGAGATCGTTGAGCAAGACTGGGACTTGAGCCGCTACAAGAAGAACCCGGTCGTGCTCTACGTGCACAATCGCAATGGCTTTCTTGGCATGGGCGGCGATCCAGAGAAGACCCTACCGATCGGCTACGCGAAAGACGTAGGCATGGTCGACGGGCACCTCGAGGCGACGCTCAAGTTCGTCACCGCTGAAGCGACGCCAATGGCCGAGAAGGTCTGGCAGGGTTTCAAGCAAGGCTCGATTCGCGCCGTCAGTGTCGGGTTCTACCCGCGCGAGATTCGTGAAGAGCGTCGCGAGGATCGCGACTACATCATTCTGTCAGACAACCAACTCTGGGAGATCAGCGCCGTTCCGCTGCCGGCTAACGCCGATGCCGTAGCGCTGTCTGCCGACGAAACCAAACGAGAGCGCGCAGCCCTGCTCGCTCGAGCACGCGCCAAGAGCGCAGGGACCAAGCCACGAGGTAACACCATGGACGAAAAAGAAGTGAAGGCAGAACTCGATCGACTCAAGGCTGCGCTAGCGGTTGCTGAGCAACGTGCCGCAGACGAAAAAGCGCGCGCCGATGCGCTCCAGAAGGCTGCGGCTGAAGCCAAGAAGACTGGCGAGTCTGTCGCTGTTGTGCGGGCCCTCGTGGGCAAGAAGATTCGAAGCGAACAAGTAGACCACTTCGTGGCCCTACACGCTTCAAACCCCGAGCTCTTCAAGAGCTTGGTCGACAGCCAGCCCGACTTGGTCGACGAAACCGCCAAGGCCGCCGAGAAGGCAGCAGCTGAGCTGGTCGGCAAGAAGCTGACGCCTGCTCAGAAGGACGACTTCGTCAAGCTGTACACGCTCGACCCGAAGCTCTTCGAGAGTATCACGACCAACCTGGGCGGCTCTGTCGCTCAGTTGGAATCGGACGTGCTGCCAGCTGACAAGACGGCAGGCACCAACACTGCAAACAAGAAGCGCAAGCCCAGCACGTTGCTCGCCAATGCCGAAAAGGCCGGGTCCGAAGCAGCGAACAAGCTCGCCAGCTAAGCGTACGCCCATAACAATCTAACAACGGTGGCCGCCCTCCCTGAGGCGGGTGGCCCCTCTGCGTTCCACTCCTAACTAAGGGATAGTTCCATGGCTGATAACATCATCGCCTCTGAGGTCCATAACGCCCAGGGCCTCATCATCAAGTATTTCACCGTGCAGGCCGCCAAGGTGGCAACGCGCGGCCAAGCGGCCACGTTCAGCGGTGCCGGTATCGTAGAGGATGCCGAGGCCGTCACTGAGGACGGGATCGGTATCTTTCTGCAGTCGGCAGTGGCCGGCGCCAAGGTGCCAGTCGCCCTGTGGGGCAATGGTATCTGCAAGGCGCTGGTGGGCACCAACGGTGCAACGCGTGGCGCCCCTGCAGTGTGGGAGTCGGACGGACTCACTGACGCAACGCAGGGCGGCGGCACCGTCAAGCAGTTCCTTGCTGGGCAGTTCCTGGAGAGCGGCACGGTCGGTGAACTGGTGGCCCTCAACATGGCCATGGCTGGCTGGGGCGTGAGCGCCTAACGGGCCGCTCGCCTCATTCACTTTTCCCTTTTCGACTCCGAACAAGGACAGACGAGAGATGCAAATTTCAAACGACACTCGGGCACCGAAGCAGCCCACTGAGGAGGGCGTCGCGTTCAAAGCGGCCCTGAAGCACATTCGCCAGCGCATCGCGCGTGGCCAGCGCTTGGGCTGGAACGTCGAGGACGATCCGGAGCTCGCGGAGCTCGCCGAGAGCAATCAGGCCATTCTCGCGCTGCGCGACCTGACCCCCGGCAATGTGCACGTCGACGAAGTGCTCACGACCATGTCGGTCATGTACGCAAACGACGAGTTGATCGGCTTGCGTCTCATGCCGCAGGTGTTCACGAACGGACAGCTGAGCGGTATCTACTTCACGTACCCGAAGCGGGACCGCCTGGCCTATCCCGACGACGAGGCGGGCGATAAGGCGACGCCGAACGAGATCAATCAGAACCGTGCGCAGGCGACCTACTCGCTCACCGATCGTGCTCTGAACGAGTGGATCGGTTGGCTCGTGATTCAGAACCAGAGCGCGCCTCTCAATGAGCTACTCGACGCGCAGAACAACTGTCGGTACGCGATGGAGTTCAACCGCGAGCTGCGCATAGCCGCCGTCGTTGATGCGAGCGGCAGCTATGACGGCAACGTGGTTGCAGTCGCAGCCGGCGACCGCTTCGATGTGGCAGGGTCGGACCCTGGCGCCATAGTGGACGCCGGAAAAGAGCTGCTCTGGAGCGGCGCGGGCCCAGGTCGACTCGTGCTCAAGGTGTCGCTGCCCGTGTACAACACGCTGAAGCGTCACCCGAAGATTCTCGATACCTTCAAGTATGGCGTCGGCGAGTCGGGCGCAAAGATGGCGAACCGACGCATGCTCGCCGAGTACTTCGAGGTAGACGAGGTGTTGGTCGCCGCTGCTCGCAAAGACACTGCCAACGAAGGCGTCGCTGCCTCCTATGGCCGGATCTGGACGGACAGTATGGCGATCGTGCGTGTCGCGGAGCAGCCCTCGATTCGCAATGCTGCGTTCGGTTATTCCTTTCAGGATGTGCCGACGAAGAGCGAACTGTTCTGGCACCCATCGAAAGGCAGCCGCGGCTCCTATCAGAACCGCTGCGCTCACGGTGACCAGCAGAAGGTCGTGGCTGGGGACACGTCGGTCATCTTTACCACGCCGATCAACTAATTCAGTTGATCTCGCCCGCAGACGTCAGACCCACACCGAGGACTCTCATGAGCAACCAACAGCAAGGTGGCGGCAAGCAGTCGTCACCAAAGCCCAAGGCGCCGGAGGCGAAAGCGTCCGACGAGACCAAGGCGCAAGCGCGCGACCTACCAACGGACAAGCGTCAAGGCCCCAAGCCCAAAGAGGAAGGCGAGACAGGCATCTATCACGTCGCCGCTGGCTCCAAGGTGGTGCACGAGGGCAAGGTGTATCCGGCGGGCGCGGAGCTACTGCTAGCTGCGAGCTACGCCAAGTCACTTGGCGGCGCAGTGCTGCCAGGCGAATCGCCTAAGCCCGACGTGCCAGCAGAGCGCAAGGCTGGCAAGTACCGAGTCGCTGACGGCGTCAGGATGTTCCACGCGGGCAAGTTGCGCGGTGCCGGCTACACGCTCGAGCTGTCTGCCGAGGAAGCGCGGCAGCACGGCGCCGCTGTTACGCCTGTGTAATGGCTTACCCGTATATTACTGAGACTCAGCTGCGCGATCGTGTAGGCGCGACGACGCTCGACCGCATCACGGACGATAACGACGATGGTACGGGCGACGCGAGCGTAATCGCGCAGGTGAGAGCGGACGCCTCGGCCGAAGTGGCTGGCGCGCTCGGACCTGCGTACGACCTGGACGCCGTAGCGCTGAACACGCCGCCGAGAGTCGTGTCGCTGACGCTCGACGTGGCTCACGCTCTGCTTGCGCAGAGGTATCCCGAGGTCGTGCTCAGGGACTGGGAGCCGCTCTACAAGGCGGTAGAACGGAAGCTCGAGCGGGTCCGCAAAGGCCAAGACAACCTTGGAGTCACCGTGCCGCCAGAGCCGGGCGCTTTGCACGGCGGCGAGGTCTACAGCGGCGATCCGGACGACGACGATCCGATCCCTCACACTTTCCTGAACGGCACTGGCATATTCTAAAATGCTAACAGCTACGTTTGACACCTCTGCACTCAAGACGCTGTCTGTTGGTACTCGTCGCACAATGGAGACCGGCATCGCGCGCGCTGTGCGTATCGGCCTGAAAGAGGGCGCAGAGTACGCCAGGAAGAACCACACCCACCACCGCCAAACGGGTAGGCTCACGTCTCCAAAAGAGCTGCGCGGTGAGCTGCGCTCTGCGAATGCCAGCGGCGCTTGGGGCTACCTGACCAATTACACACCCTATGGCGCGTACATTGAGTACGGCACGAAGGCTCACGACATTCGCCCGAAACGAGCCAAGGCGCTGCGGTTCATGGTTGGACACCACGCAATCGTCGGCGGTGAGATCGTTTTCGCGAAGCGCGTGCGACACCCCGGTACCGACCCCATGCCTTTCATGGGCCCCGCGTCTGAGTACGCAGGCACAGTAATTGTTCGCGAAATAGAGGACTACACGTTCTCTATGATCGCAAAGCTCTGGGACTAGCATGGCCCACAGCGTTGGATCGCTCCTACTCCCGGCGCCGGCACCAGGAGCCAACGAGGCTGTTACAGACCCCTGCCTGGACGAGCTGGCCGCGTTTTTTCAGGCAGTGGTCGAAAAGTACTTGAGCACGGCATGGTCCGCCGTAGCCCCTGGCGAGCCGATCGTCCGCCACGTGAGCAAGGGTTTTGACCCTGAAGAAATGAACTTCAGCGCCAACCAGCTGCCGGTGCTGGCGCTGTGGCGCGAAGGCGACGCATCGCCCACCAAGTTGACCGACGGCAACGCCGAGAGTCAGTCACAAATCAATGTGCTATGGGTGCTGCCGCCTTCGACGCAGCGCAAGTCAGCGTCCAGATTCTCTGTTTTCTCAGGCTTCGACAAGGTCATGCAGCTGGTCGTCGCTAACGAGCGCGATACTGCGTACCAGCATCCGGATGACATCGATGTTGGCCAGGCAGCGCTGATTCGGGAGGCGGCTATCGCCTACGGGTCGAACGTCATG